TTTTCCATTCGAAATAGAATATTATCTAAGTCTGTATTGAAATTATACAACATTCTTTTCTTGTTTGTCAACCACTTTTTATGGGTTTCTAGTAGACTAGCATCAAAGATGCCGCCCCACTTGTCACCACTAACAAAGTTAGCAACTAAGATGTCGATAATTTCAGATCGCTTAAAGTCCCTTGCCAACTTACGAAAAGACATTATATCTTTTCGCTTTAGGAAAGTTTCTTTCTTAGCACGAACAGCACCTTTAGTTTGGGTGATGTCGTAACTCTTGGTTGTAAAGTGTAACTTGAGTGCCATGTACACTTTATAAACGTCAAAAGGTTCCATATTAAAAAGGTAGTTTATTTGCCTTCACCTTGAGTAAGTTTAAGTCTTGAGCCTCAGCTTCTAATTTGTCTTTCAAACTAGAACTAAGAAGTTTGTTTACACTCTCAATTTCGATATCATTTTTAACACAGTATTCTAATAGAATATCCATGCAAGTAGAATTTGTGTGTACCGCTCTTCTTTCAATATGCTGAGAAAACTCAGAGGGAGTATTAAACTTTTTTGTTATCACAAAAACGTCTGTTAATTTTTCTGGGTTAGCCATAAATTCGTTTACTACTCTAATTGTCAATCGTGTTCTCCTTCAACCAGTTATCAATGTAACTGAAGACATCATTAGGACATTCTATATAAGGCTTTTTGCAAATCGTTGTTTGCGCTTCGCCCGGTTTATCAAAACTATGAACGATTGAGGTGTTAAATGCTTGAGCAATTGATAGTATAGTCTTAGGATCACCTTTGCCGAAATGTACTTCTTCGTGGTGATTAGGGTCTACTAACAACTGCAATATGCCTTGTACCACATCATCTACATGAGTAAAATCTCTCTCTTTACTTCCATTACCAAAAATAGTAAGAGGATTTCCTTTCAAATAATCTTTCTTAAACTTTCGTATTACTGTGCTGTATGGACCGTAGTCTGCTTCTCTAGGACCATACACATTGTAAAAGAACATTTTCATGTATTTAAGATCATACAACTCTTTATACAATTCCAATATTCCTTCACACGCTGCTTTGCTCCAAGTATACGGATTGACTGAATCTTTATACTGTGTACTTGAAGATGTTGCGAAGAACAAGAATGTGTGCCAGTGTCTTGCCCAATCAGCAACAGCAGTTGTTGTAGTTATGTTATTATCTATAGTGTCTCTAGGCTCTTCAAGCGAACGCCTAACACGAGGACTATTTGCTAAATGCATAATTGCTAATGGCCGTGTAATCTTCTCCGTTAGCTTGCAAGTAGAAACATCTTCAAAAAAGTATTCTACGTTAGGTCTATCAATGACATACTTACCTTGGCGCTTATCATCAACGACATAAACATGAAATCCAATATCAGATAGTCTATCTACAAGGTGCGAACCGATAAATCCACAGCCACCAGTTACTACAATTTTTGCTTCTATTTCGTCAGTCATAATACCATTATACACTATTGAGACTAGATGTCAAGTTTTCTATAAAAGATGTGTGAATCTATCTTTGTTGTTTTGTTAAATGCTAATCGCCAATCTGGCTTAACATGATCTGCATGATAATATTCAGCGCCGCCTGTGTTGTCTTTGTGTTTGCCAAGAATAACTTCACTAGCTAGGCGATAGAGATTTTCATATTCTCTAGTGTTTCGAATAGAGTCAGACTTGCCGTCACAATACCAACTAAACTGGCACTTGTTTCTAATAGGCACAAGTCGATCTCTTTTCTCTTTCCACCATGACGAATACTGCGCTTGATATACGACTGAACATATGTCGTTTGGAAATGACTCGCTTTCAACTCGATTGAGTGTAACAAAAGCTACTGCCTTCTTACCTTCAAGCGATTCTCCACGAGCTTCAAAATATATGTTGGTTGCTAAACAATGAGTCTCTCGCTGTGCTATCTCATAAAACGAGGGACTTCTTTCTACTTCTACTACCACGGGTACTTCTTCTGTAGGGACTTCATCAGTTTCATTATAAGCGAACATACTTACTGCTGTTAGTGTAACTACTGCGACTAACATAGCAAGTGTATCTTCTACTATGTACATGATTGTCTTCCTTTAGTTTAGGCCCGTTAGGGTGGTGCCCATACCCTTAAACTACTTAGTGCTTACCACCAGAATTACTTACAAAGGCATTCATTTCTTTACATAAATCTTGAATGCCTTCAAAGGTAGGATACTGCGGTAAAGTAGGATACTCAACAGTCTCGCCTGCGTCTTTTAACGCAAAGTATCTGTTTGTGAGTCGATCCACTTCAGCATGATACTCTTCTACGAGTAGGTTTTTTGCTTCCATAAGCATGTTGAATCTTAGTTCATACGGATTTGACATATCTATCTCCTTGTGTGTGTTGTGTGTCAAAAATGGGCCCATTTGATTATAAGGCGGTACCCATACCTCATCTAACCTATGCGGCTAG